CTTGGAGCTATTTGCTAGCTCGTTTTTCGTTGTTGTCTCTAACCGAAGTTAGTGACTAGAATTTATTTGGTTGGTTTCGACGTTGTCGAAACCCGCACTCTGGCTATGTTCATTTCGTTAAAAATGATTACCTTACATTGTTCAGTTTTCAAAGATCTGCTTTATCGCTTTACCTTAGCGGCTTGCGACAGCTTAATTAGTATATCGCAATTAGTTTATCGTGTCAAGCACTTTTTAAAATTTCTTTTAAAAAAGTTTAGTACTAAAACTGAAAGAATATACATCACTTTTTTCAAAATAACCCGCTTTCAATTGCTTGAAGGCGGTCACTTGATGTCCCGTGATTGAGGACATGAACTATCATACCCTTTTTGCCTATGGTTCGTCAACCCTTTTTTACTAAATATTTTTAAGATTTTTAATTAAACACAACAATCCATCAAGTGTGGACAATGCATGCATTTACCTCATCTAACCTCTTTATCTGCATATAGTAGTATATATATAATGATTGTACTTCTTCTTGTATAAATACAATTTACCCCCACTACCGCCGACTATGTCCCACTATTCTAATTGCCGATTATGCATACAATGACCGTACACCTCAGTTATAACCAATCTTTATACTTAATATGTGGATTTGTCCGCATGGTTGTCGCATTCTCAGTGTTGTAGGTTGTGCAGTAGGTGAGTAACGAATAGCAATATAAGAGCTACACAATATGCAATTAGCGTATTATGTGGCTCGTTTTTTTATGCTTTTTTTATTTTAGGCAAGCAAAAAAGCCCCTCACCATAGGCAAGGGGCAAGGCTAATAAATTAAATTAAGCAATACGCATGACGGAGCGTATCAAACCGAGATAATTGGATCACCTCAATTCTACCATTCGGCGAGAGTGTAGAGCATTGTCGCACCTTTGACTTTCGCACCGTCAAGATGCACAACGCCCTCAAATCGCCCGGCTTGATAACCAACAGTAGCATATGTTTTATCATCAATTACAGTCACACCTGCTTTGATTTTATGTGCTTTATTTAGATTGATTTTATATATATCTACAGTCTGATTATCTTCATTTTTAGTAATTACGGTTCTATCTGTTTTTTCTAAAGCCACTTTAGGTAGTTTGTCATCCTCTTTCTTAATTAAACTTTGTGCTTCTTTAGTAGCTTTATCTAAATTAGTTGCTACAACTGTAAACTGTCCATCAGGACTTCTAGTTTCCGTTTTAATTATTTCCGACCTAATCACCTTAGCTTGTTCTGGATTTACATCTATACCTTTTGCCAATTTATTTATTTGTGCCTGTCTGACAATATAGTTAGTAATTACTTTTGGCTCTTCTTTATTTTTTTGAACATATGCAAAAATTGCAAAAGTTGCAATTAAAGTAGTAATCACAATCACAATATTTTTCCAATTCTTTTTTAGCCAACTAAGACATATATTGTGCCACATAATCTGTCACTCCCCTTGCTAATGCCTTAGCTGCTTCATTTTGATTAATTGGATTTCGTAACCATTCCTCTTCAACTGGATTACTAATAAAGGGTAATTCAAATAAAGCTGCTGGCATCACCGTATTGTTAAGTACATATAATCCGGCTTCCTTGTCTACATCTCCATCAGACCAATCTGCACGTACATCAAGGCTTGGGAATGTATTAGCCATCTGATTCATCAGGCATGTAGCAAAATTATCTGAATCAGACCAACCATGACTTGTATATACTTCAATGCCCCTCGATTTATCATTAAAAGAATTACAATGAATCGAAAGAAATAAGTCATAGTTTCCCTCATTTGCAGTTTCACAAATAAACTCTAAAGAATCATCTTGAATGTAATCTGCTTGCACCCCTGCAGCAATTAAATATTTTTGTACAAGTCCACCTACAAATGCTACTACATCACATTCTCTCAATCCTGTTGGCCCAATTGCACCAGGATCCGGAATACCATTCGGACTATGCCCTGCATTAATTAAAATTTTCATTTCTTATCATCCTTTTCTAATTTGTCCGGCACGCCATTGTGGTTTTCATCAAGCCATAGCGCTAAGAATCCAACAATGGCCGTCAACACCGTTGGTATAAATATGTGGTCGATAACTTTGATGCCTACATCAATAATACGGTTACTATCGTCCGTTACCCTACCTGTCGCAAACGCCATGACGTAAGCTGATATGACTACTAAAATAGGCACTAATAGGATTCCCACTAGTGCCCTTGTAGCCAATACGCCTGTAGGCTTAATATTGGCAATTCTGATGTTACTATAAATATTCTTAGCCTTGTTTATTAGCTTTTGTTTATCCATAGCCACCTCATTTGTTTTTGAAAAATACGTCCTCAATGCGTGTTACCCTATGCTCAACGCCGTCTATTCGATGATGAGCACTCTTAGCACTGCTATTGATTGATTCCATGGCAATGCGTATTGATTTAACTTCATCGCCGACTTTTGATACCTCTGTATCAATCTTATCAAGTTGTGCCTTTGTGCCCTCTGCTTGCGTCTGCAACGGATTGACAATAAAATATCTAATGCCTACCCCTAAAATCGCACTCACGGCGAGAATAATGCCGAACATGCTCTCATACCAATCGGGATTTGACCATAACGGCGGCGGGCTCATTGCTACTTCCATACGCCACCCCCTTACTCGATGTAATCGGCAATATCTGCCCTTTGTGCTTTAAATTCCGAAAGCGTCATAGCCGTTGCCCCTCTTGATTTGAGGTCGGTGATAACATCACTTACATCGCCATTAGTGTCATCAACTGCGATTGTGAGGTTGATGGTGCTAGGAATACTTTTAATCTGTCGATAGGCATCAGGATTGATAAGGATAATAAAGTAGTGCTCTTTACCTAAATAAACCTTTCCTCGGAGAGGGTTGATAATTCCGTTCCCGTTCAATCGACGAGCATCTAAGATTAAATTGCCATCATATACTGAAACGGAACTCAATAAGATATCGCCCAAAACCAATATCTCGCCAACCATGCTATAAAGTGTTAAATCAATATAATTTGTTGAATTTACATCGAGTTTTAAAATTGTGCTTGTTACGATCATACCTTTCAAAGCTGGTAAAATATTGTTAACATCACCTGTAAGCACTGCTCTTTCGGCGTCTATCAAATATCCGTCCCAAGGTTCTTCAACACCATTGACAATTTTAATAGTGTTATAACTATCGTCTATTAAATAAGTAACCCAATTATTAACAGTACCGCCCTCTTTAATTGCGTCGCTAGCGGATATCGTTACCGTGTTACCGCTACGGCTAATGCTCACCGTGCCGGCGGTGTAGCCCTCGTTAGCCGTTACAGTAGCGTCAAACTGCAAGTTTGTTGTCAATCTAAACCCATTAGCATTATCTACTTTGTTGAGTGCGTAATCTTTGACCGTTGCCGTGATTGTCTGATTAGCTGACTGTACCACGTTGACAGTAATATCGCTGTCAAATACGCCTAAACTAGCATTCAAGGATTTTACAGCGTCCACCATTTCTCGTGGCTTGCGTTTAATTGTATCGCCTTTCTTGGCTTGAATTGCCTTAGCCATATCAATCAAAACGCCCTCGTTCAGTAGTACCATTCTGTTTGCCATTAGTAACTCACCTCATCTACTACCAAGCTATCTAACTTATCATTGACAATCTGCTCAACGTCCGCACGAGTAACAAAGTCGCCTTTGTCTTGTTTGCCTGTTAAGGCGTTGCGGATTGCTTTTACATCGGCACCGATTGCTTTAATAACATCAATCAAGTTAGTATCTAACATTTGTTATACCCCCTTTGCGGTGTTGTAAACGGCGAGTAAATCGGTATCAGGGTCGCCCACGCCGATATTATTGCAAGCGGTCAATTTTTGAGCGGTTGTCAGTGTTTGGGATTGGTCAAACCGCACACGATTATTCAAGCCTTCGACTACTGCCTGTGTTGCCGTGTTGCCTTTGGCGAGTTCGTCGCTGATTTCCTTTAAAGTGTCGAGTGATTCGGGAGCCCCCGCCACAAGTTTAGCGATTTCTTCTTTTGCTTTTGCGGTTGCAATATTGCCTACTTCGGTTCCATTCGCACCTAAATCAAGATTATCAACCGTTGATTTTACTTCGTTGATTGCACTGATTACATTGGTCTTGTTGGTGGTCGATAAATTGCTAAGACTGCCGATACGATTAGTCAACAAGCCGATATCAGTGCCGATTTGTTGGGCTAATTTTGTGAGTTTATCAATTAACATGTTAAATTCCTCCTCGTTTTAAAGTATAAAGGGCTAATAAGTCAGTACTATCCAAATCATATGGCAACTCATTAAGCTCGTTACCATGCGTTATGCCGAGTTTATTATCATCTGTGATATATAATTCTTGTGTTACGTCCTTACCCTCTCCAATATTTAAATTAATAGGTGTATCATCGTTTACTTTTGCCACAATAGGCTCATCAACTGCCAAGGTGGCTTTTATAATATCGTCCATAATTGCCACCTCCTAAATTGCACTAATAAGACTAGCGTATTTATTCCAATTCGGGGCTGATTTGTACATCTCTACGCTCTCAGAAGGTACTCGAATGGCAATGAGTGCCCCGCCACTGCCAAGCATAAAACTGCCGTTAAGTGTCGGCGGTTTCACGGCTCGCACAATCAATGTCAAATCGATTTTACAGCCACTAAACGCCGAATTGGTAACGCCTGTACACGTTTCGCCAAGGTCTACAATATTGATTTTATGCGAATTGTTGAAAATGTTCGCCCCTAAGGTAGTAATAGAGGGTAAGTTGATTGTTTCGAGGTTTGGGCATTGAGCAAAGGCAAAGGCACCAATGCCCTGCACCTTTGGCAATTCAAGATTTACGATATTGCCATTAAAGCTAAAACACTGTTGAGCTATATCGGTCAAAATCTCGGCATTAGGCACGCTTGCCAATTTGGGGCAACCGTAAAAGCAACTCGGCGGCAATGCCGTTACTTTGCCGAGGTTAACATCTGACAAATTTTTGCAATATTGAAATATCGCAGCCTTATTGCTTAAGGTTTCAAGGTTTGGAGCGGTGAATCGCTCAATAGCTGAGTTATTAAACGCACTATCAACGGCTATAGTCGTCAAATTATCATTTGTGTATGACTTTAGCGGTTGCCCTGTGTAGATTTGACTTGCTATCGTTGTTTCAGTGCCTACATGGTCGCCCCACGGATATGAGCCGTCTACAATGGTTGCCATGTCTACACCGGCGGAGATTGATTTGATTTTGTCGGGCATATCGGCAAGCGTCATCTTGCCTGTATCGCCTGTTTTATCTCTGATAGCATTGGCGATATTCGCCACTCTGCTCCGTTTAACGAGTATCAAAACTGCTCCCCCTCTCCGTCTAACTTGTTGATTGCGTCAGTTATTAACCCGTTGACTTGCTCGGTTGTTAAATGCTCATTTTGGGCGATTAACTTACTCACTTGATCCGCTGTGAGTTGCCCTTTGACAAGTCCGTCAATCGACTTTTTAACCTCATCAACATCACCACTCAAGTTTTTAATATCCGTCATGTCAATATCGGCGATTTTAGATACCTCTTTAGCGATTAAATCACGCACATGGTCGACGTCCTCCGGCACATCGTCTAAACCTGTTACCCTGAAAGCGTTGCCGGCGTAAATATTCGCCACGCCTTGCAATATTCGGCGTTCGTGTCCGTTCTTAATCATCTGCACGTCATAATAGGCTTTTTTCGGCACTTTGTAGTCAGTATTAGCCTGTAACCGCCCTGTTACCTCGTTCGGGATATACAAGCGGATTGTATGACTGTCCACCACCTCAACTTGTCCTACAAAGTTAAGGCGTTTATTGGTTAAGTTGTAACGTCCGCCGAATTTAAATGTACAACCTGTAATATCAAGCGGACTATCGCCCTTGGATAATTGCACAGTGCAATAAAAGTCATCGCCTTGATTAATCGTGAGTTCAAACTCCGGTACTCCGTTTTTCATGGCTTACCTCCTTTCAAGTAAAAACCGCCCGAAGGCGGTCATTATTCGGCGTGTTCGTCTAACCATTCAAGCACATAAGGGATATAAGCGTCCGGCACCGGTTTCTTGCCTTCTTCGCCTGTTACGGTACGTCTACCGATTAATACTAATTTTCCATATACTGCAATCATGTTTTTGTTGATGATAATAGCCATAGTTCTAACCTCTTTCTTTTAATAATTCAATTTCTTCAAATAAATCTGCAATGAGTTCCAACAATGCACCATTATCAATGGCGATTGTGTCGGGTTCTTCCTCGATAATTACATCTTCTTCCGGGGGCGTTTCTTCTTTGGGTTTGATTTCACCATTTTTCAAAAAAATTGCGCTAATGTCATACGTAACATCAGTTTCTATGACCGTGTGTGTATCGTCATATGCTATTTGTTGCATGGTTGAACACACGCATTTACCATTATTGTCAAATATATAATACATACGCACCTACCATAAATTAACCATAGTTATTTCAAGTTCGAACGTATAAATAATAACGTTATTCCAAACTACACTATACGCAAATACTCGCCCTTCTTTTCGGCTTATATAAATCTGATACGGCCTATTAGGCTGGGATTCTCCGCTCGGCGGTAGCCCCGCTTTTGAATGGTCTGAATTGTAAATAAAACCAACTCCGCCATTTAATCGTAAGGAGCTATTAATCGGTAAATATCCGTTTCTATAGCGTATTTGATTGATATTACTTGGCTTTCCGCCCGGCCAACTATCTCCGCGAATGCTCAAATCAGTATATCGTTCTAATGCCTCTCTTGTAGGGGGTATTGTTTCGGCGCCGGCGTACCTTCCGACGCCAAACCGATATACTTCTTGTCTAGTGTTCGGCACTATCTCGATTTTAAATATGGTTCGATTAATATCATAGCCAACCGGCAAATGAATATAATCGCCACTTCTAACTCGTTGTACTGTTATGTTAGCCGGTTTCAACTGCCTACCTTCTGAATACACAGAGTTACCGTCAATTCGTGAACCTTTGATATTTACCCCTCTGATATTGCCATTCGCGTCAACTTGAAAACTACCGCTAGAGTTTTTTATGGTAGTACCGATAATCGTACCACCTCGAACGGTGCCGATGTTGGCACTTATTGCACCGAGGTTGTCCACGCTTATTTTATCAGCGGTAACTGCCTTAGCTTGAATCATCTTGCGAGTGATGACGTTGTCATCAAATACGGTTTGTCCTGTTACATGGAGCATCTTTCCGTTAATTTGTACGCCCTCTTTCGAGAGATTGATACTTGAAATAATATTGTCCTTGCTGACTTTTAACTGCAAGCCGTTATACAACTGAGTTATGGCACTATATCCGCTGTCTTTGGGGTTGCCTTTGAGTGCTGTAACAATCGAGGTAATACGGTTATTAGCCTCGTCAATCTTGAGGCTTGCCCCTTGGGCGTCTTGTAATACCTCATCAAGTGATGAATCAAGCATATCACGAGTTATGCCGATTGATTTGATAGTTTCGGCATCTATGACTGCCTTAACTGATACAACTTCTTCGGCTGTCTGTTCGCCCTCCCCGAAGATGTCAACATAAGCACATTTTACAGTGTATACATCAGCCTCTAACGGTATAAATACTGCATTATTGGGATAAAAAACGGCGTTGCCATTGATATACACATTGACGCCCTTACAACTGCTAGGGATTGCCGGCACGCTGACCGATAAACCGCCAATAACGCTTTTAGCTTGTATGTATTCGGGCTTTTTAGGTGTCGGCACAGAATAATCAACCATAGCCGGCGCACTGTAGCCCTTGATAGGATTATGAGCATATAAGTAAATCGTGCCTTGTCGATTGGTGAGCGTGTCAGTGCTATAGGTTATATTATTACTGCGTCCTATTAGACCGTCATCGGCTCCGGCGTTCAAATCTGAACGCAACTCGTAAAAGTCTACATCAGCGTTTCTGACTTCTAACCAATTGAAATAAGCCCTATCGCTAAATGATACGCTAAACCCTTGAGGCGTGTTTGGTTTTTCCGATTTCATAACTACCTGAATCGACTTAATGACACCATGTGAATAGTTACCGTGTATGTCTTTGACTTGTACTCTTACATCATAGGTTTTACCGAGTTCACAACCGCTGATAATGACTTGACCGTTACCGTTACCGCCGTACTGCCATTGTCCGCCTTCACGATACCACGCTTCGGCGGTGTCAAAACTTGTGATATTCGGCGGTGTATAGGTGGCCACAACGTCATAACTCTTTACCCCTTGCCCTAAATCATAGTATTTAGTGTATAGCGTGAGATTGCTAACTTCGGGGATATAGTACGGCTTAATAGTATATTCAAACGCCTCAACATCGGCTAAATCTTGCTCTTGACCGCCAAAAATATTCATTGAGGTACATTTGATGTAAATCGTCTTGCCGATGTCCTCGGTTCGATAAGGGGCACGGAATAACGCCTCATCAAGTCTTACAATTTCTTCGCCTACATTATGAGATACGGCGGTAGTACCATATTGACCTCTAATAAGCCCCGACAATACATAATTGCCGTTGGCCTGTAGGGTTGCTGTTTCGTATGACAAACACTCACCATTGAGCCAACATACAGTATTACCCCGTTCGGCGTCGATATGAGTGCCACTCTTTAATTCGCCGTATGACATCTTCACCGTGCAACTCGTTGCCGTGTCTGACAATCCACTTACTAATGAGCCAATGCGCGCCCTGTGATTTAACGTGCCTATTTGCTTGTAGGCGGTGCCCGAATCGGATACCCATATATTACAACCGCCCCAACTGTTCGGAGCCGTTACGGCCAATAATAACTCATCGCCGGCAATATCGCCCGGCGGTTGGATAACTGACAACTTGCTTACGCTTGGTGCCGGTTGATTGTAATCAACAAATGGTCGCTCATTTTCATGCACGTCGTATTTTGCCGGTGAATAGGTGCCCGGAGGTTTGCCTACTGCCGTGATTTCAAGTTGTCCATCATTTGCCTCATTGACCGCCGTAATAACTACAACTTGCTTGTTGAGTTGACATATCTCATCGGTTAACGTTACAAGGTCGCCCGGCTCTAATCGACAAAACGCCCAATCAAGCCTAAAAGTGTACTGATTCTTGGCATATAACTGCTTCATTGCGAGTTGTTCTGCTAAATACATCGCTCTCTTTTTGGTATACAAATAATGAGCCGTCTTAACGCTTGCCGGTCGTAGTCCGTTACGTTGTACATCGGCTACAACTTCAAACGATACGACTTCTTTCTCGTACGAGTTCGAGCGGTTAATAAACTCAACACTTGCTTGATTGTAGCACTCGCTACTATCTTTACGAGAATATAACACGAGTTGCCCGTCGGAGCCCGGTATTAAATCGTCAATACCGAGGTCGTATTTAATCTCTTTGTCAGGGCTCCACGAGCCCACTGCCTCATCGGCAAGTGGTACGATTTTGAGTTTATTGTTGCTCCAAAATAGATAGGCGTTTGTCATCTCCGCTATATCGTTGATGATTTGTTGAGCCTTTTGAGCCGATATGCTCGGCGGCGAGGATATTAAGAGGTCGGCCGCCGCACAATATCGGCGGTAGTTGTCGAGCCCGTCAATTTGCACCTCACCCATGCCGGCACTCTTGAGAACATGAAGGATATAGTCGGCAGGGTTTACGTCCACGCCGTCGCCGGTGCTTAAAAGTTTACCTCTAACCTCGAAATTATAATTCGGTAAACTACCGCGGTCGCCTAAATCAACCACACCGGCCATATAGGCAAGCCCTGAATAAGGGAGCGCCTTTTCGGGATGCTTGCCGACAACATACGGCCATGGAGATTGCCCAAGTGATCCGTTAAATAGTGTTAGTTGGATGTTAGGATTCGGGTAATCAAAGACTTCCTTGTCAACCCACACCTTGCCTACACTTTGAATAGGACCCTCACACAGGGCAATAGCAGCCGCCACGGTGTAAGTGTAGGTTATATTCGTATGCTTAGACCCGCCACCTTTGCCGGCTCGTTGCGTTTGCTTATGCTCATGAGCCGTGAAATCATCCCAATAAATGACGTTGCCGCTAACACGGGTAGTCCCCAAAATATCGGGCACGACTTCCCCATAACTGGCACTATTGATTTGAAAATCGCCCAATTTATCGGCTCTTGTCGTGGTATTTTTCCCGCCGAATAAAAAGCCCATTAGGTTTCCCCCTTTCCATTAAAACGATAAATTTTCCGCAATCGGTGCCGCCCTTTAGCATCGTAAAATAGCACATCATCGAGTTTTGATAAAATTACACCTTGCTCGACGAATGCATGAGCAACCACGCCCGGAGCAACTAATATAGCCCCGTGGCTGATGCATCTGCCGTATTGGTATAACAAAAAATCGCCTATCTGTGGGCTATCCACTTCATAAGCGATTTTCTTGATATGCTTGACAAACTTTTCCTCTGACCGGTGCAGGTGCCACTCATTAGAGTATTGCTCAATCCTCAAATCGCCCTCATGCAAAAGCCCGGATTCGAGCAATACCCCTAAAATCAAGTGGGCACAATCAACACCACGCCCTTTTACCATTGCATAGTTCAAATAGGGCGTGCCTACCCATGAAAGGGCGGTTTTTGCTATTAATTCGCCCTGTTTCATCGTATGGATTCCTTTAGTGGCACATATGGCGTTGCCCTGTTGCGATTAAAGTTGTTGAATTTGCTTCGGCACGTTTGAGGGGTTTTGTCGCAACCCGGATAGATATAGCACTCACTGCCTACCTGCGGGGGAGCGTCGGATGCACACATAAACATGATGCGATTGTTGTTGCTACGCATGATTTGTGTTACTTGCCCAACGAGTGCACCGTCGAGCCATTCAATGCCGCCGGCGTCATAGTAGCCATTACTAAATGACGTATTAAATATGACTGTGTGAGCATCGATAACGCTTGTTACCCTTACTCTTTTGCGGTATTTGTTAATATCAACGCCACAATCGGTGTCATAAATGCAATACGGGCACTGCGGATAGTAACGCCGAATAGGGTATTCAACATTTAACTTTTGTACTGTCGATTTAACATCAAGTTGCAACGTCAAGCCGCCGCCCTTCTTGACCTCGACAATGCCCTCAAATAGGTCAACGGCGTCAATGACGCCTTTATCGCTAAAAAACGCCCTGCGGAGCTTAAGCGTAGCCCCGTCAAAACCGCCATTATGAGCAACTGCCATAATAGGCACACCGCCGATTTTATCATCAAGGGTGCAATTAATTGTTACAGTTAACTTGTCCACTGACACCGTTGAGCTTGTCTTGATTTGATTGCGTGTAATAATCGGGCCGTTTGAGCGGTATGTTTTGCCGCCGAGCTTAACATCGAGGTCAGTAACCGCCCAATAATATGCCACGCCGCTCTTTAAAACAAGTTCATACAAGTCACAGCTTAAAAAGGACTTTTCATTATTTAGATGTGCTGATAGTGTTTCGCTTACTGATTTCATTGCACTGTCACCAACTTCATAGATTTTGATTTATAAATATTCTTATATACGAGTTCGGCGGTAAATTCGTCGCCGCTTAGCCTTACCTTCCAATAATAAGTATAATCGGCGGTAATAACTGCGGTGGGGCTTACCGTTGCACTTGTTGTAATCATACCCTTGTCAATATTGGCAATGCTTATCGGCTTGCCATCAGCGTATAAGGTAACGTTTTCTATATGCTCCACCGGCTCAAGATAACCGCCAAAGTTTCGCACAGCTTGCCATTTACCTTCTACCCCGGTGCCGAGAGTTATTCCCTTTTCTTCATAATCTTCGGGGTCGAGCCACAAGAACGGCTCATGACCGCCCTTGATTGACGCAAAAAAGCCCATAATCTCATGGTATTGTTCAGGTGTTAAATAAGCAAATGCCGTTGTAATCGTATATTGAGGGCGTTGCCAAGTGGTGAGGGTGCGGATTTTGCCGGAGCCCGAAGTCTTGACTATCGTATTCCACTTTTGGGATTTAGTCGATTTCCATTCAAGCGACTTAATCGCCGGGAATTTCTTAATCATCACCACACCCCCGTCTCCGCTGTAAATTCTCTGTTACCGTCATATAAATATTGCTTAATCACTTGGCCACCTTTGGCGCCTAACCAAGAAGAGAATGAGTCGGCGTCCATGGCACTAACATTAAGAATAATATTACCGCCACCTCTATCACTTCTAGCGATACCTTCGCCGATTTCGCCGTAAACCTTTTCATTGAGAGGTAAAACCGCTTCCGGATATTTGCCCTCTGCAATGCGTGCATAGGTTTCACCGTAGGCAAGACCGCCATCGGCTAACCCCGTCAAATTGTCGCCCAAATTAGGTTTAAACGTGTGCAAGCCCGATGTCATACCACTGTTACCACCAAGCATATTACCGCCGATCGCACCAAACGCCGCCGATTGAGTTTGTCCGGCTGCGGTCGCCGCACTCCATGCCGCCATGCCTGCCGTAGCACTCGCCCCAAATGTTGCCATTGACACTTGTTGAGCTAGCTGCGTCCAAGGGCCGATTTGACTTTGAGCCGCCGCAACACTTGCCGCCGTCTGTTGAGATTGGAGCATCTTACCAAATATCATTTGTTTGAGTTGCTCCGCGATCCACTTAGCCGCCATATCTGCCAACGTCTTAACAACTGCCTTGCCCATGTTTTCAAACATAGTCATAACGCCCTTAGTGCCTTGTAATATGTTAGACAACCCTTCCGCCATGCTATCCAAACCGGCGTTTGTAGCATTAAACATAGCTTCTTGAGCACTCCAATGCGATTCCATAACCGATGTTTGATATTCTTCTAGCATTTCTTTCTTGAGGTCATACGCAGCCTTAGTCGCTACATATTCATCAGTCAATGCTTGCTGTAACGCTTCAAAATTTTGCATTCGCATAGCTTCAGCAATTGCCCATTCTTCTTCGGCTTGGGTTCGCATGAGTTCCGTGCGTTGCTTGTAATAATTCTCGTCAGCCGCTAATTTTTGAGCGTTGATTTGCTCGGTAAACTTTAACTCGTTGTTTTTAGTAAGTTCAAAGGCTACGCCTTGAGCCTTAAGACTGGCTATATAGATTTCTTGGTCACGTTTTGACATAGCCGCATAGTCGTCTGAATAGCCTTGCCACTTATCTTTGATTTCCGTAATAGTTTTATCGTATTCGTTGGCAAGTTTAGTGAGTGGCGATTCTGTACCGGTTGAATCCTTGGTTTGAATTGATAAATTAAAATCAAATGACATATCCCGGATAGAGTTCTGAATCTCACGCACGCGTTTAGCTTCCTCATAAAGGGCTTGTTCGCGTTTTTTAGCGTACATTTCTATAATTCGAGTTCTATCTTCTTCGTAATTGATGTTATTTTCTTTTGACTTTTCAAGTTCTTCCAATTCTTTAGCAAGCCACCGGTCGACTAATTCCGACTGCTTCCCAAACATGTCGTACCAACTATCAAGTATTGCTTCGTGTGTGCGTTTTGCTTCTTCCAAGGCTTGATTTTCGCGGGATTTGCCGCCGCCACCTTTGCCGCCTTTAGCCTTCCCGGCATCAGGTATATCACCGCCACCACCGCCGATATTAAGCTCGCCCATGTCGGCATTAATATTGCCGATGTCAAAAACCTTGCCGGCAATTTTTTTTGTGGTGTTTGAAAATTCTTGGACACTTTCGGGATCAATTCGCTCAAACTCTTTGACACTCTCGAAACTTTTACCTAACTTGCTAGCGATTGTACTACCTACCTTGTTAAACGCTCGAATAAGCGTATTTAACAGGTCGATGATTTTATTTATCGCCCATGCTGACGTGTGTAAAATGCTATCCCAAACGTTAGAAAGCGTTTGAGATAAGCCGTTACTAGCGATTTCCGCCGCTCCAAAGGCACTAACAAGGATAGTAACGCCTGTTACTACTAAACCTATTGGGTTAGCCCTTAAAACAGCATTTAAAACAGCCTGACCGCCTGCAAACAATACAGCTCCGGCACGTCCTGCAATATAACCGGCTCTCAAGATCCCTGTACCTACTGCCGTAGCGGCTGTAATAGACCGCACAATTGCCATTTCAGTGCGTAATATCGCTAAGCCCGTTCTAAACGTTGCCGTTACCGTAGTAATGCCAAGCAATACAGCCCTATACGCACCTGTAACCGCCGCTAAACCTTTAGTAATTGCTTGTTGCGTTGTCATAGCTCCGCCCAATGCGACAGTAGCTATTCTAGTCGCTACAATATAGCTTGTAACACCTGCAAATGTAGCTATAGCCGGCGGACCGAGAGCAACAATAATACTGCCCGTAGCCTTAATGGCCGCACCAAGCCGACTGACAATATTACTACCGGCGGTTATAGCCCCGCCAATCGCCGATACGCCGATTTGAGCCGCCACGCCTAAGCCTTTGAGCCCTGTTTCGACACCGGCAAGCACTGCCTTAAATTCCTCTGTGCCGGTTGTATCCTTCATCATATCCATAACCGGCTGAAATGCGACAATCGCACTATTGGCCAGCTGATTACCGACTTCTTCAAAGGTCATAGGCAATTCCTCAAATTTAGCATTTGTCTGCTCTACTGAATTAAATAATGCACTTTTGATAACGTCTGCTGTAATTAACCCCTCAGATGACATTTCTCGTAATTTCCCAACCGATACGCCCATTTCTTGGGCAATGGCTTGAGCGAGCATAGGGGCGTTTTCCATAATTGAGCGGAATTCGTCGCCTTGCAACCGCCCCGCCGCCATGGCTTGGGTTAATTGGTACATCGCCGCTGATTGCTCTTGAATTGACGCCCCGCCTATCTTAAATTGCTTATTCATCTGCTCAACAAATACAATCGCCTCATCGTTGCTACTAAATGCATCCTTAGCGAGCATATTGAGTTTGCCTACGCTATCAGCCATATCTAAATATGAACCTCTAGCACGTTCAGCGGATGAGTAAATCTTATCCATGAGCTCAGCGGTCGTTTGTGTGCCATCGTTGATTAAGTTAATGCGTGATTTAGTTAATGCGAGCCTGTCGCTCAATCCTGTGGCCTTGGCGGCGACATCTGCAATAGCGGTGCCAATCATACCAATGCCAACCGCCGCACCGGCCATAGAGGCCACGCCAAACGCCTTAGATACAATGCCTTGCATTTTGCCGCCTAAAACTTGCTCAGCCTTCTTACCGACTCTATCAATCGCCTGTTCGGCACTGGTTGAATTACCTGTAATTAGCACCCGAATATTTGTATCAGCCATCGCTTACCACCTCCTCGGCCTCTTTCCATTCCCTCTTAAATGCAATATCTTGCTTAATCTTCTCTACCTTAGTCGGTGGATGTAATGACCTCATAAGGTCTTTTACATCGATGCCCTTCTTGAGATGCACATTAGCAAGTATCGTTGTTAAGAATGCAGCTTTTTGATCGCGATACTTTTCTCTGTCATTAAAACCGCGTTCTAATTTTTCTAATTCCATAACATCAAGCCTCTCAAACTCCCACGGCTTGAGTTGTAGCACACTGTAGGCCACCCGTTCTTTTATGGATTTCCATTTTAAAAAAGAGGGGGCTTGTTGCCCCCTATCTAGTTTTTTGCGGATTCTTCGGCCTCTAATTCATCCTTTTCGTCGTCGGTAAGTTCTTCGGGGAACATTCCATAATATGCTTGTTTACCGGCTACACCGCTTGCAATTAAGGCCTTTTGGACAGGGGCAATCAATTCGCCGATAGATAAATCTTTACTGTCCATTAATTCTTGCATTTTATTAATATAAAATTGTGGTTTGCGACGCCCTTCATGGCGGAGGCCGATTTCATACGCGATAAATAAATCATCAAGGAAGAACCCTTCAATAAATAAGCGTTGAATTGGCCGCCCTATGGCCTTTTCAAATTCAGCTAATCGCATAATGTTAAAATACAGTTCTTCACCTTCGCCGAACCAATCGCATTTGATTTTTTTCATACTTAAAACCTCCTAAAAAAGAGGCTGACCGACATTATAGCCGGTCAGCATTATATACATTTACGGTTTTTTGAGTTCAGACAAAGGACCCACGCCGTTAAGCGTGCCCTTGTAGGTTGCCACGTCGTCATGTGGTGCACTGATAGATAATTCAGTACAGGACGCCCACCCCGTATAATAAGACTTATCAGGATATTCAAATTTGATATTTACAAGTTGGTCGTCAAGCCACGCCCGATTAAGAACTTCTAAACCATCATCATTTACCATGAGCAAGGTTTCTAAATCCATAGACCATTCTTTCAAACCCGGCAATGTGGTTTTCCAGCCACCACTACCTTTATGAGATGCATCAATAGAGTCAGACTTACGGCTTAAGTCTCCGCTACGCTGACCGCCTAATAATGTCCACTCGGCGCCGGTTGTTTCATCGGTGCCGGTATTGATATAAATAAGATAATTCTTGCCAACTGTAGCAAGTGCTACATCTTTACTTGGTGCTAATGCTTTCTTTGTAGCTGCCATAGTTCTCGTTACTCCTTTCGGTTCTGTTTCCGTGGTAGTAGTTGGTTTCGTTTCAGCCATTACTTACCTCCCTATGTTTATAAATCCGCAAGTTGAGCTTAGTTTCTGACCCGAATAACGGCCATAAACTTTCCGTTGCCCCCGCGGTACTGCCTACTTCAATTGTTAAAAGTTGCACATTATCAGCGATAAATAAGCCCTCGCCTTCGAGTGCCCATAATTCCTCGTTGATAGCCTGAATGGCGTCAAAAAAACGACGCTCTAACTCGGCGAGTTTCGCATAACCGCTATCAAGGTCAGGGTTATCATCCCTCACCCAAAGGGCAACCGACATCTTGATATAGTCCTCATCCTCGCTATCGCGATACAAATCAAAGACTTGGCTAGATTCTGATAAATTCAAGGTTGTAGGATGTCTAAAACCATACACGATATTGACATCGTCGCAACGATTCGCGAGTTCGTCGCCGATGTAGTGCAATCCTTCATAGAATAACATGCCTACCCCCTGTATAATTCGACTGACCGGTATCCGTTCTTGCCCGCCTTACCGCCGGTCAAGTCTGCCGCCGTTATCCGATTTTCCAACTCTTTAATTTTTGCCTCGTAAAATTTTAACTTTTGGCTAAAATAATCAAGACTAGCGTTTTTGCTTTGAGCCGAGCCAAGCCATACCGGAGCACCTGCCCCAAATGACTTTTTAATGCACACCTCACGCATGGCATAAGCCGTGATTAACTCGGTAACAACAAAACTCGGTACAATTTCATCAAGCTTAACATCAAGAGAGGTGGCAAAGTATGCAAACCACTGCTCAGCCTTTTCCATGATGTCATCAGTCAAGTTAGGACCAAGTAAATCATCACTTGACCGTATAAGTTCTGTCTCGTAAAGTCCCTGCAATGTCGCTCACCGCCCTTTCTGTATGTCTTGCGAATATTTCGTCAATAGCCGTCTTGTTGCTTTTCAAAGCATTATATAAAAACGGATCGCCTTTATAACCCGGATGATGTACCGCCTTAGCAAATATCGCCTCATTAGAGCCAACAAACCACCGCAACGCCTTTTTATTGCGAGGGAATATCATGTATGCCTGTGTGCCCTCATGGACAAATGGACCATATGAGGCAATATTGGTATCAAGATATGCCTCGCCGGTCAAGCCGTTGTCAATAAATCGGGTTTCTACAGACTTTTCAAGCTCGCCCGAATGCGAGGTGTAATCGTGATTATCTTGAGCCTTATCGCGGACTAATACGGTCGCCTCTTTGATTGCTAATCTAAGCCGCTTATTAAATGCATCCCGAGTATTACTCATCCGCCTCAACTGCTTTCTTCGCTGTTCTGCGTTTAGGTTTTGGTTCTTCAACCTCTTCTGGTTTTGGTTCTTCAACCTCTTCTGGTTTTGATTCTTCAACCTCTTCTGATTTTGATTCTTCAATAGGTTTAGACGGTTTAGGTGGTTCTAATTCAGCAATAATAAAGCCTTGTTCAATGTACTGTGCCACCTTTTCAGATGGCACATACTGAACCTCGTTTAATCTAACTAATCTGACCATAATTAAGCTCCTGTATTAACCCATACGCCGGCTAATTTATTAGTCGGAATCCATAAGTCATGGAATTTACGATAGTCAAGCTTCCATGCGTCTGCCTTTTGGTTGATATCCGGGGAGAAAATACGCACTTTATCAGTTTTGGAGATAGCCAAAGGTGCATTTTTTGCCATGATAATCCAATTGATACCTTTTGCGGCTGCGTCCGCTTTAAATCCACCTTGTTCCTGTCCGCTAGTTTTGCCGTCAGCGAATACATACGCCGTTTTCATGCGTGCAGAAGGAACGCCTAAGATAGGGATATCATTATAAGCACGTACTTTAGTATTGATTTCACCGGCCTTGAAGTCAGTTACAGACATATAGCGCTCAATCTTATCGGCGCTATTTAAAATGTTGCGGATAGGGGTAGACATAGAAATAACAAGCGGTACATCTTCACCTACAATATCCTGAATGTTGGTAATTTCTTCATCAAGTTTTGCCAAAATGTTGGCGGCGGTCGGTGTAAATCCTGCGGTTTCTTGACTAGCCCCTTTTGCAAGTGCCGCAATACGAGAATAACGATAAGCGTCTACTTCAGGAATTACCTGCAAACGCTGAAATTCGCCCATAACGTTGCCGGCGGATGCTACAAAGTTGGATTCATCGATATCCATAGCATCAAGGTGGAACGTGCGGCCACGGTCTTGAGTGAGTTTGTAGTCATTGTAGGATAAGGTTACAGAGCCTTGATTGAACCCTTCATCACGGCTATACGTTGCAAGTCCGGATGTAGTGATTTTTGGCATACGCACCGTGTCGCCGCCGTTGTACTTAACTTGAGATGCGTTCGCTTCCATCCAACCGGATGTAGCCCCGACTAACATTTGTTTGTCGAGAGACTGTTGAAACAATTTAGCCATTTCCAATGTGTTAATTGCCATAATTTTTTACCTCTTTTCTTTAAATTCCTAATGCCTTTTCAAATTCTTGTTGTACGTCGTTACCACTCGCACCGCTTGCCCGGCTTGATTCGCCGCTACCTGCGTTCTGTGTACTCTTAACCGCCCAAGGTTTGCCCTTGAGAAATTCGGCCGCGTAGTCTTGAATAGTGCCGGTTGTTCCGTCAGCTTTTACATAACTGTATGAGCCATCTTCACCTACTGTAACCTTATCGGCTACCATTTGTGCAAATAGCTGCGGATCCATTGCGTTGCTCTTAGTAAATGCGTCAACAAACTGTGATTGGATATCAGCCTTAATACGTTGACTTTCGGCCTCTTTGCGTGCGTTTTCCGCCTCTTCGGAGCGTTTCGTTAACGCCTCTACCTGTTTCTTGAGTTGTGCCAGTTCCTTATCTGCTCCGGCCCCTGCCGTTTCAAACTCGGATAATTTCGCAGTTAGACCGTCTCGCTCTTTTGTCATGTCCGCAAGGGCAGCCGTAGCTTTTTCTTTCTCCTCGCGGTGGGCTTTGGCCTCACTGTTTAATTTGGCAACTTCTGCTTTAATCGCCGATACATATTCGCTACCGTTTTCCAATCCTTCGAGTTTTGTGTATAACTCTGCTAATGTCATTTCTCAACCTCCGTATTTAAATGACTGTAATACATAAAACGGTCTCCTCCGTTTTTGCCAATAAAAAATGCCCGTGTGCTACACTGCACAGGGCATGAAAAAACCGCCTACATATGTAAGCGGTTATTTACTATTAACTACAAGGCTACTTCCTCAATAGACAATATTTCACTTGCATAAAACTCAATTATATGTCGCTCGCCTTCACATCTAACCCAAACAGAATACTCACCATTTTCATTATCTGCTGAGCTAGTTACTTCCTGAACCGTACCAATCCAAATATCTTTATTAGTAGATATAATTTTTACTCGTTTCTCTTCAAAACTATATGCCTCTTTTTCGGTCATCTCTTATCGCCCCTTTCTAGGTATCACATGAATACCTTTATTCGAAAAATGAACAGTGCTAAAAGTTGTTTCAATTTCTCTTCCATCTTTAACAAGGACACCTTTTTGCTCTGAATGCTTAATCAAAACTTTTTTATTCCAATCTTTTTTTCCCGTACTTCCGAGTTCTCCTAAATATATAAATGTGAAAATTTTGTCTATATCTAATGGCTCTATATAATAACTTTTTCCTTCGACATATTTATCAGAAAATTTATAATGTAAATCTTGTCTTGATGTAAAATGCTTAATACAAAAAGATGACTTAATATACTCCCAAATTCTCTTCTCAAACGCTCCATCACTCTCGTCAGGTAATCGTTTAGCAACATCTTCTATATTGATTTTACCATTTACCACATAGTTTCTCAATGATTCAGGAATATTTATCCGGCCTTCTAATTTTGTTCCATTATAGGCCCTCGCTTTTTGAGTCCATGATAACCCAGCCTCGACTTCTCTACTACCATACACACCTAGCAATTGCTCTTTCTGCCGTTGAGTAAGTGTATTAATATATTCACGTCCACCTTCTTCAATGCGTTCGCTAGGCTCATCCGGCACTTGCCCTTTAAATATAGGCTTGAGCCTACACATACAATGAGGATGAACAGGGATAGTTGGCACTTTGTCCTTGGGATATATGCCTTTCCCTAAGCCGTATAAATCAGCATTAGCATACAGGTCGCATATATCATAATCAGGGTGTGCGGTCGATAGTTTCCATTGATACGCCACGCAATCCTCATTGTCTTGCCACTTAGCAATAAAACCGTCAATATATGCCCTCGCCCTCTCAGTTCGTGCGATACGCTCAGCAAAATAGCGAGTTCGCTCTTGCGTTGCCACTCGCAACGCCTTAAACAAGGCCTCGTTATTCCGTGATTCGATAGCTTGTAACACCTTGTTATATGCGTATTTCATGCCTTGCGTGTTAAGCTGTCGGATATATCGTTCAACTTGACGCATGGCGTTTCTGTATTTTTGCTTATCATAATTCGGGCCATTGCTTAATTTAATGAGTTTTCGCATGAAGTCCGGTATATCTTGCTCTGGAATAATACCGCCGTAGCCATAACCGTCAAACAAAGCGAGTGCATTAGCCTTGTAATTGGCGTTCTTTAGCATTTGTTGATTAAGCACATTGGCCACCATATCACGCACGGCCTTACTGCCTCTTGTAGTACGGTCTGACAATGTTAAACCATCGGGCGCCCACTTCATCCTAAACGCCGATTCAGCGACGGCTGCCGATAGTAGTCCGCCATACCCTTGCTCTGCTAATCGATGTAAGCTATCATTTACTTCATCTTTCAGCGCTTGCATAATTGGATATTCAGCGTATGCAATTGATACGGCTTCGGTTGGTTTGTAGCCCTTGTCCAATAATTCTTTTACCCTGTTCTCAAAGGCGTCAATCGTCTGTTTCGTCGTCATCTAATTCACCGCCAAACGCTTGAGACTTTTCCAAATCATCGGCCGCCGATTCCAATTCCTCAATAATAGCGTCATAAGTTTCGGGCTTAATATTTGGCATATACGCTTCGAGCACCTTCTTGGCGACTTCAAGACTAAACGTCTTACTTGTAATACCTAAATCAAAGGCTTGTTGTGCTTGTGCCAAGCAGTCCGCCACGTCGTCAATATTGAAATCTCGCGGATATTCACACTCATAATTGACTGTTTCCCCCGCCCACAACTCGTATAGGGCAACGATTGCCTTTTCAGCCTTTTCGCACTGCACGGCGAAATTGACAAGATTCTTATTCGTACGTTCAAAGTCCCACTTCTTGGCAAGTCCTGACTTAGACGATTCCACGCCAATGACACTATTGAGCCCTGACATGCGATACATTTCAGACACTAAATTTTTAATCTGTTCCATGAGCACGGTCGCCGGACTAGAATCAGGAGCAATAAACTTAGGCGCATCCGTATCTTGCGGATATATAAGCAAATTATTGGTGCCAATCGTTACATCAGTCATGTTAGAGCCGGCGCTTTGCATGGTCAAGATATTAAATGTCTGATTATCACTGATTTGGCTTAACAAACTGCACAAATGGTAAATATGATAGTTGGTTTTAGCGATTGAAATAAATTCCGGTGCCGGTAACACTCGTTGAGGGTCAGTATTACGCCCAAACCATTGCACAATCGGCACCCGTTTGAGATTGTGTTCCCCTTGTTTTAGTATTTGGTCGTGTTCGTCTCGTACTTCCCAACTGTCAACAGTCCATTTGTATTTCCGGGTGTGCCAACCGTCATCATCGTAGTATCGTCCCTGATACGTAAAATCTAAGAGCGTTCCTCTCTCGTCAAAATGCCATCCTATGACATTCTTGGGCTCAATCGCTGTCAAAAACGGTAACGCCCTCATGTTGAGATTATCCATTTCCGTATCGCCTAACGTTGCCTCGTTATTTACGAGGATATACACAACGCTGTACAACTTAGCCGCAATTGCTTGCCGGCTCATGAAGTCCTGTAAGTTAGTGCCTACTCGGTCAACGTCATCAAGAAACATTTTAAATTTCGCTGTGTCGCGATAATCTCGCTTAATCTCATCATTAAATACCGGCAATACAGTGCTGTCGATAATCGGCCCGACATAGTTAAGATAATACGCCAATTTCTTACGCCGTGCGTAATTCTTATTCGATTCCCTCGCATGCTTAATCAATGCCGAGCCGTCGTAGAATTGCCCGTCGCCATAGTAGGCGTCATGTAACAGCTTGTACATCTCATTCTTTCGATTTGTCGCCATTATAGCCTCCTTTTAATAAATATTAATACGTCCACTCTGAACGCTGCCCATACAGCAACATTCTGCAATGCCAGTCAGTGCATCGGGTGCATCGTCGTGCTTATTCTTGCCTTCTCGTTGGTATTTCGTCACAGCATCGTAAAACTCCGGCCATTTATCCCGCCAATTCGCAGGGAAGTAAATATGTTCCATAACCCAAGTAGAATTTGAAAGTATTCTAGCCGTCTTATTCTTACTTTGGTGAAACGGTCGAATTATGCACTTATTGTCTTGATATTGATTTCGCAATATCGTTGAAACGGAACGGGCGAACCCTCTACCGCCGTTATTGCTTTCAATATCAGCATTATTTACTTTATTCCGCACTAACATGCTAGCCGTAACCGGCTCGGTGATTTCCATGCCTTTTTTTGTATATAGTACATCAAGAATATAGGCTTCTTTGTTATACACACCGTAGCAAATGCTACACAAATAGTCTTCACCTTCGTCGGCGGTGTCGGTATAATTCTTGATTTCAGTAAATAGCGATTGTCCGTAATTATCAGCAGGCGGTGCGTCGTATGTTTTCAGTGTCGTATACAAGCAACCTTTTAAGTCGATAGGCTCTTGCTGATAGTTAGCGCTTGCTATATCCTCGCCCATGGCTCTTTTCTTCGCTTGATAGCTATCATACGATAACACTTCATCACATAGCATGCTACCGTCATCTTGCAGGGCTTTCATTGTGATCACTTTAGGCTTAAATTTAGTATCATGCTTAAAATGCTCTATAGCACGTCCCGCTAAGTCATCACTCGCCCAACGGGTCATAATCAATATAATCTTGCCATCCTCCTCTAATCGAGAAAGCATGGTATTAGTAAACCATTCCCAATGTTGCTCTTTGACGTTCGCATTATACGCCTCTTCGGCGTTTTTAATAATGTCATCGACAATCATAAGCGAGCAGCCGAAACCGGTAGCCGTCCCGCCGGGCGACGTAGCTAGATATGAGTTAAACTGTCCAACCAATGACCATAGGCTCATGGTACTATCACCGCGTTTGATTGCCCTCCCCGGGAATATATCGCGATATACAATAATATCTGTATCAGCCTTTTGCTCTTGGATGGCATTTCGCACGTTCTTAGCGAACATCGTCGATAGGGTTTCATTGTACGAGCCCGTCATAATCTTTTGTGTTGGGTCATTGCCGAGTATCCACTGCACGAATAATTGAGCTGTCCTACTCTTACCGTGCCGCGGCGGCATATTCATGATTAGCACATTGTGCTCTTTGCTTTCAAAAAACGCTTGCATCTCATTGCACAGTGTTACTAAATACTCTCTATCAAGTCGATAAAAGTCATCAGCCATTAAGTGGCAATAATAAAAAAACTCGCGTCTAGCGAGCTCTAATTTTGCCTGTTTAATAACAACTTCCCTATTCATTTTGAATCAACTTCTTTATATCTTCGGTGCTAACACCGTCAAACGGGTTATTGAGATGTCCGCTCATTTCGATATCGCGTTTATCCCGCCATAAATCAGGGCGTCTATTCTTAAGCCAAAAAATTTGAGCCGTTGTATCCGGCACTACCTGCTTAGTTGTTTTCTTTATTTTAATACCGTCATCGCTATGCTCCTCGGAATATTCTATATACTCATAACCAAGTGCCCGTTTCAAAAGTGCGTTCTCGACTTCTATATCTATTACAGCCTTACCCCTTTTTAGGGCGTCGGATATGTCGGTATACTTCTTCTTCCAGTTATACAGCGTATCTCGATTAATCCCGATATTTGTAGCAATTTGCTCATCTGTTAAACCATCACGAGCCCAAGCCTGTAATAGCAATAGATTATCGGGTTCAAGCCATTCATGATATTTACCTTTAGCCATTACAGGCCCTCCTTTCAAGTAGTTTTAAGCAATTTCAAGTAAAACAAAAAAGCACCCTTGCGGATGCCTTTTTGCCTTGTGGTATTTATTTGCTTAGGAGCTGTAAAGTCCATGGCGGTTTTTCCCGTGTCCGCCTGTGGGCTTTTGTACACTTATATTATATTACATTCTCCGTGCCAATTACTGCCAACTCATGCCAACTCTTTTTATAAATTTTTTCAAATTCATGAATTGCCTCTCGGTACATGCGTTTCCTAATCCATTCCCGAGTAACGCCTACCACCTCGGCGACTTGCTCCCAACTGCCACAATTAATATACCGCTCATGCAATAGGGCCCTATACTCACATGAGCCGATTTGATTAATCATCTCATCCACCGTATCACTATACGATATGAGCCGTTGCCATTTAGCTTGTGCCTCGTTTAGTTTGTCGTTAAACTCTGCCACCTCGTCGCCTAAGTCTTTGCTGTGCCCGCCACTGATACGATCCTTTGAGTAATCTATCGCCTTTAGTGAGTAAAGCTTTGACCGGAGCTCTTTAATATCACGCTCTAACCGTCTGAGCTCTATCTGCATGTCTCGCAGCCTCTCAAGGCATTGTATTGCCGTCATAATCAATAGTACCTCCTATTACTTGTATCGTCTTGCAAAATGAGCCGATTGATTATCTTAAACCCTCCAAGCTTACACACTAGCTTTATTATCTTGATAACAATATCTAGCCTATTCTCTTCGTTACATATCCGCTTAACTGCCTCATCGCCTGTAGGGTCATTATACGCTCGTGTCATCCATGTCCTCCGCCTTTATCAATTTACCTTTAAATGTTCATTTGCATTTAACCTTAATAGTCATTCCTCAACCTCCACCAGTTCTAATGTAATCAAATCATAATCCAACACAGCAAACGCCGAAGTGTTCAACCCGGATTCATCTGCCCACTCTTTGAACGTCTTAGTCAACCGCTGTTCTAAGTCCTCAAGTCCTCTGTATCAATGTCGTCATACAACAATACCCCAATTTTGAAATATGCATTCATAATTTACCCCTTCTTTGATTTACGCTCTATTTCAGCATTTACATCTTTCCAAGCTTTCCTAACTTGTTTTTTTACTTTTGCAAATTCCTTTGATAAATCATCACAAGATATTAAGTATCTGAGATTACTATTCTTCCCAAACCATATTAATTCAACACTTAAATCATTAATCTCCATTTCAGTATCTATCACATAGCAATCAATGGTTTCCAAATGACTTTTTAACGCCTTTAATTCTTCCAAAGTTAATTGTGTGTGCATGATTTACCTCCCCCAAATTTAAACGATTATTCTTTCAACATTACCAATCCGCCATCTGTTTAACCCAAGATTGTACATCTTTTGCCACGTCATAAAAGCTCCATTCATTATTGTTTCCAACTCATTAAAAGCTTCTTCCGGAACGTTTTCTAAATAATCAAATTCATCTCCATAAAACTCCCATTCGGCTTGCGCTCTAGCATTATCAAAAATTCGTTCAATATCAATATCCGGATAAAATTCAAAACTTTGCCCAACAAAAAAGCATATTACATCACATTTTCTCAATTTTGTATCATCGTGATTAATTTTTTCATAATCTTCAAAATAATATGTGCCATTAGTGTTCAGTTCTTCCATAACGGCATTAATCGCTTCTTCCTTGCTATTAAAACTGTCCCCATTAAAATCTTCTCCGTATAAACTAACATACCATTTATTTGTCGCAACAAACATAACCGCTCATCCTTTCAAACCCTTTAGATTTTAGCCGTTCCGCCATTTTATCCATAAACTCTGCCCCTATATCGCTTGGTATCAACGTTTCGAGTAACCATTGACCGGTTACCGCTTTACTTCTCATTCCCCCTAAGATATAGCGCCATGTCCGCAGCTTTTCGCATTGACGTCTAAGCCGTTTCATGTTTTCACAATTTATTTTCATCGTCTACCTCCGCTAGCTTGCAAAATTTCCAAGCATGCCAATCTACCATCCCTTTCTTGCTCCAGCTTGTTCGCCCATCAGCAAAAGCAATGAATGGATTAATATTAACCTCTACATATTGTTTGAAATAAGCTCTTTCCCAAATTTCTCCATCAGCACTTACAAGCACAGGGGTATCAACTGGCACATTTTTCCAATCTACAATCTCCAGCTCTTTGCCAATATCTAGTAAGGTTTCTATATTCATTCGCAAATCTGGGAATAAATCTTCAAAATAAGTAAGTTCTACTATCACTTTAGTAAGGTCTTCCGATGCATCCCACCAACAACCGTCACTATCAAATGAAGGCTTATCTTTATAAGCGTAAATTTCACCGGTTAAATCTCTAGCCACATACCGCGCTCCATATCGATATGCACGTTCCAAAATCTCTTTTCTTAATTCCTTATCAGTCATGTTTATACCCCCGTGCTACCAAAACCGCCATGACCTCGCTTAGTTTCGCTTAATTCCTCAACCTCTTCAAATTTCACAGTTGGTACTGGTAAAACAAATCCTTGTGCTACTCTTTCACCTGCTCCAACAATCCACGATTTACCGCTTAAATTATCTAAAATTACTGCAATTTCTCCACGGTAATCACTATCAATTATCCCTACGCTATTTGACTGTCTTAACGGTGTTTTTACGCCTATGCTACTACGTGGCACAATAAATAATGCATAACCCTCTGGCACTTCGACCTCTAACCCTAACGGCACTTTTATGCCTGTGTCATAACCTTTCATTAACTTATATTCAATGTCATCTGGGACATAAAAATCAAAGCATGCAGCGCCTTCCGTTCCATATGTAGGCGTTTTTACATCTCTTAATTTCTTAAATTTCAGTTTCATATTGTGCCTTCTTTCTGCATTCAATTGCGTAATTGTAGTATTCCTTTACTGCTTTTTCTAATTTTTTTAAAGTCGAAATTTCACCGAGATACTTCTATTCTTCCGGACTTGTAATATAAGACCATTTTTCAACTCTACTAAAGCCAACTAATGGCGGTCCATCTTCTTCGTGCATTATTAAATACTCCTGATTTTTTTCATCAGAAACGTTATAAATACGACCTACTACATATTCATAATTTCCGAGATAAAACACGCATAATTCACCGTTTAACGGCGCAACCTTTTTCGCATTTCTCCACTTCATTTTCATCGCTCCTATAATTGCTATTCAATAATTCGCTTTCTCGGTAGAGGTTAAACCAATCATCGGCGGTCATCGTTACAAGCCACTCATGATTATTCTTGCGGTGGAATACTACCGGCACACCCTTCGACTTTTGAGCGTCATGCTTTGCTTGCTCAAGGGCGTCGTATAAGTTGAGCCGTTCTACTCGCTTAACTTCGGCGTGAATGCCGGGGAGCCCGACAACATCCGCAGCCTCGCCCGACTTACCGCAATATTGAACCGTTCGCCGCACATTCGGGAACCCTTGACCGTGGCAATATTTGCTAAATTCACGCTCGCCGTTTGCTCCCTTACGCCTACTATTCATCATGCCACCTGCTCAATCAAAGGTAAGATATCCATACTTTTCAGTAGTTCATAAATAAAAAGCCGCCCTTTTTGCGTCCAATATGTATGCATTACACTGCGTTCCGCATCTAATGCTGTAGTTTTACTAGAAGTGTATCCTTTATCAGCATATTTCTGATATAAAAACCATTGGTCCGATTGCTTGTATTGCACACCCTTATCTTTTAGGATTTGATTTAATCGTCTAGCACTCAATCCAAAATCTTTAGCAATTTGAGTGATGCTTAATAAACTAGTATTCTGTAGTACTAAATCATAATAAGTAGCCTTTGGCTGTAGTTCTTGTAGTTGCTGATTTTGTTGTGCAATCGTTATTTTCTGATTGTTAATTACATTATTCGCAATCTTTAACGCTCGCCCCATGACTTTTTCCGGGCTATTCCAATCACGTTCAATTTGAATAAAATACTCTCGGGCTTGCTTACCTTTATCATTTCGAGCTAGCATACATAATTGCTTCGCCATATCGATAGTCAGTTCATGATCAATAAAGGTAGATTCATTACCTTGAGCTGTTAGTCTTTTTTGACTAACAGCTCTAAAGTCAACATTTTCACTAAAACCGTATTCACACATTCTTTCAAACCATTTTGTATATTGCGTTCCGATTTCCAAAAACATATGCAAATCTCTACCACTTACTATTTGCTTGTCTTCCTCTGTAACATTAACAGCTATTAAATCCATCATAGTATCACCCATTTCCTAAAACGGTATTTTTTCTTCAGTACTGTCTGTACGTTCAAAGCTATCAAAATTAGATGCTTCACTTACCGGAGTGTTCAACGATACTCCAACAAAGTTAGCTACTACTTCAGTTACATAGCGCTTTTGCCCATCCTGCGTTTCATAAGAACGGGTATTCAAACGACCTTCAACAAAACAACGACTCCCTTTACGTAGGTTACCAGCTGCTTCCCCTAATTTCCCCCAAGCTACACAGTTTATGAACGCCGTTTGTTCTTTCTGCTCATTGGTAGTGGAATCAAAATATGTGTTTGTCGCAGCCACTGTAAAGGATGCTACGGCTCTACCGGTTTTAGTAAAACGCACTTCCGGGTCCCGCGCTAAATTACCTAATATCTGCACTGAATTCATGATTTTCTCCATTCTTCTTTTCGCAAACTATCACCAAGTAATGTAATGATTTGATTTGTGCTACGGATTCTATCAATTACCCGTTGATCATATCGCGCCGCTAACTCTTTAATTGGTAAATTAGTTGTAATAATTATCGATTTTGACCGCTGATACCGTTCGTCAATAATTGACATAATACGCTTAAGCATCCAGCTATCTTCCTTATTTTTGCCGATATATTCGCCGCCCAAATCATCTAAGACCAATAACGGACAATTTTGAATACGTTGCTCAAATTCATACCGCTCTTCTCGGTCTCTAAAACTCATCAATTTATCGAGAATAGAAATCATAGAGATAAAATAAGGCCTTTTCTTATGCTTAATAGCTTCTTTCATAATGGCAATAGCAGCCGTAGTCTTTCCGGTTCCAACAGGACCTTTAATAATAAGCCCTAATCCTTGATTGAGATTTTCGACAACATTACTTGCGTATTCTTTGATAACTTCAAATGCATTTGCATTTTCAGCTGCTATATTCATAGTTTCTAGTTCAACATTTTGAAAACGTTTATATATACCATAATATTCCCAATTTATCGGCTTAGAAGTGGTCTGGGTCACTGGACCAATCAATTTCGCTTGCTCCATTGCCTTTAATTGCAACTGTTCCACCATCTGCTTTAAGCCGTTTGCTATATGTTCTCCTTTCAACGGATTCCACCTCCCAAGGTTTATCAGACAAATTATATTGACTATTCCATCGTTTCAATATGGCTCTTACATAGGCCCACATTCTTTTATTGCATGAAACAGCAATTTCCATAGCTACATTACACCAAGCTATACCATACGTATTGGCATCATCAATCAATATCTCTTTAGACAATCCGGATATAGCACCGAATCCGTTTTCAATATAATTTTGAAAAAATAATTTCAAATCTTCACTGGTAAAAGTAGTAGTATATTCTTTACTTTCCTTTCCTTTCCTTTGTGTACTTTCTCCGGAGTTAACTTCATTTTCTCCAGAGTTAATTGCGTTTTCTCCAGAGTTAACTATTTTTTCATACGGTTTCATAGAAATGAGCAGAAATCTTGCGTCATAACATACCTCACTTCTTTTTGATTGTTTGCATGTATCAAAGTACTGCTCTTGAATCGCAATTGAAGTAAGTATGCCGTTGTAATCTCCTTTGGACTTCATCTCATCAGTACCAAATAGATTCGCCATATTCGCATCGAAGAATCCCACTTGAATCGCCTTTACGACAATCTCTCGCACAGTGCCAACTTTAAGACCAAGTTCATCAGCCAGAAAAGCCAGCGTCTCATCATCCCACCGCATGTAATACCCTTTATCTTTGTAGATAGTACATAGCAGGTTGACTAGTACGGAGGCGGCAATTGCTCCGAATGCTCTAGTAAGTCTCCTTACCTTTTTATTTTCAAAGAAATCCGTATCCAAAGGAAAATACCGAATGCCCGGTTTTCGGGGTCTACTCATATAATCTCCTTTTGGATATCGGTAAGTCACTATAAAAGCAACTTACCGTATACCATACCAAATATTATTATGATTCTTCTTGTTCAGCTGCAATAATAGCTGCTTTTTCTTCCTCTGTTAACTCATTGGAAGCATAGGCATCTTCAATAACCTCCCCTGTTTCTGAATGAACATAGGTACCATCTACTTCAATCGTGTCAAAGTCGGCTTCTAATTTACCGTCATTGTCTTTAATGATTCCGCCGTCTGTTTCCATTGCCGTTGTCAATCCCGCTTGCATTTCGATTGATAAGATACCATATTTACTGATTAAGCGTTTAAGTACCGTTTTAATCGCCATACTATGAAAGTCTGCAATGCCCCATTTATCAGTACCCCCTTTATAGTTTTTGCTATACTTACGCGCATGTGCTTGCATGTCTTTCATATTCATAAAAATATACTTTTCAAAGCCGTTAATAAGCTTAAAGTATGCCATATAACCGATAATCTCATCACCGGTACGATTACCAAATTCAAACTCACCGGTGAAACGGTTTTCGTTAACAATCTCGCCTTCATATACTTCACAAGCGTTAATCGTCTTATATTGGCCGGTTCGCATAGCGAGCTGAATATACCCCTTATACCCCATTTGAAACTGTGCTTCACCGCCATACGGAACAATATAGGCATATCCTAAATTTTGGTTAATCGGTAAATCTAAGGCAGCCGCCATGGCGCCGGCTGCAACAATTGTCTCGGGGTCTGCTTTGGCTAACAGTTTGTTATTGTTGGCCACTGACAATAAACTGGTGATAAAGCCGGGTGATTTTTTCCCCAGTAATTCATTAAAACGTTTCTTTACATCCTCAGATGCTAACATACTGCTCAATGTAACTGGTTCTTTACTAGCTGGTTTAAGACTGTTATTTTTTAACGTAATGCCACTCGTTGATGCCATAATAGTATTCTCCTTTATCCCTTAATGCTGAATCGTCTTGTAGGTTCGCCTTGTACTGTGTACTCTTTCGCTAATTGCGGATGGTCTATTTCAAATCTTTTTTTATCAAACGTTTTTCTCCCTGCAACTTGCGTCCAATTAACGGTATAAGTATCAACAAATCCTTGTTCATTATCACCGAGCAAACTAAATAATTGACTTTGTGCTTCCGTTTTTAGTGCCTTTGCTTCTTTTTCAGCTTTATCAGCTGACTTGTATTGCTCAATAAAAATTGTTGCTGTATCCGGTAAATCAATCGTTTTGCCGTTGCTAGTCTTATGCATTTCTTTAAGTAATTTATTACACCGTTCGGAATCATCTACCGCCGGCATAACTCGCTGTTCAACCATATTCCAAAATTCTCGAGCCGTATCAATAATGGCTGTAATAACGTCTTCATTTCTTGGAATTTCCTTATAAAAGAACTCATTACCACCGCACAAGCAAGCAATCCACCAAGAGGAATACCCTGTAACCGCCATATAGTGCTGACATTGGATGTAATATGCATCCGGCACTTGATCGCCTTCCCATTCATCACGTTTAAATGCATTCGCGGTTTTACATTCAAGACCCGCATCAATTCCTACAATATCACGGTCAATGTTCGCCAGTAAGAACGGATGTTCAATAGATTGTAATGTATAGTTATTATTACGAACATTATATCCGGTGCGAACGGAGAACTCTTCCGCAACCAAGGCCTCTAATTTATTGCCCCAATACATAAAGCGTGATTCTTCTCCATCAACTTCATCAGTCGTCTTTTCAAGCCAAATATCTAATGGCGATTTCCATTTACTAAGCCCCATAATGGCCGCCATATCACTGCCACCAATACCCGTTTTTCTAAATCGCAACCAATCTTCTTTTGTCGCTTTTTTTGCATCAAAAACCTTTTTGTATATCATTTATGATTCTCCTGTGTTATACTACTAATAGATATATTTTCTTTGCCCTTTAACCGTGCCACCGGTTGAGGGCTTTTATTTTGCCTTAAATGCTCCGTGCCGATTGTCCTTAGCCCAATTATAGGCGCGCGCCTTTTGTGGCTCATATGGCTCAAATTTCGGTGTTTCGTCGTATTGCTCGGGCTCCGGTCTTAAGCACACATACCAATATGCCACTAATACCGCCGCCATGAACGCCATACCAAGGGCAAAACTTTTGATTAGCAATCCTGTCATCATTTTTCTCGCCTCCTTTCTAAATTTCTTGAACAGTCCAATCGCCGTTTACAAATTTCAACAACGGGGCTCTAAATATTACATATTTGAACCGCTTGCCCTTGCCTGTCATATCAATGGCTCGTCCGAAAATATCAAACTTGCCACGTTGCAAGCCAATCCTTAAGGCTTGTTCGGTAATTCCTAAGATGTGAGCCCCTTCCTTGATTGTTACTTGTGTGTTCATGGTTTCACCTCCTACCACTCAACTATAAATAGCAACTCGCCGTCATTAGTGATTGCACGGCGGGCTCTAAATCCTGAGCTAACAAGTACGCCGATTGCTTCATAAGCGTCGTCAATCGTTATGCCCGCCCCTCGAATTTGTAAAGCTACTTCAGCTTCGTCATCAGCTGTCGCTTTTTGAATAACCTTAGACCAATAATCATATAAGTCGTTACCTTGCCACTTCAACGCCATATTTGCTTTGGCTAAAAATACTCACCGCGTCCGCTCGCTTCCATTCTCATTACTTTCACCTCCTTTCGATTGTGACGCTTTCCACGCTTCAAATTCTTTGAGTAAATCTGGATATCGCTGAAAGGCTTTAATCATCTCTAAGCCCAATGCCCCTAAAGCCGTATCAAGAGTATTCATTTTTACACCTCCTAATTCATGTTATAATCACCTTGAAGGGAGGTGATTATAATGACAACTGGTGAGATTATTGCAAATCTCATATCTGTATTAAGTTTATTCATTGCATACTTAAGCTATCGAAACACAAGAAAAGCCATTACAGTTGATTTTGCTCCTAATTGCTATCTACTGAACCCAAAGAAGGATATCATCTCTTCTGAAGAACTAATTCATGATGTTAAGGCAACACGAGCACTATACACCACCATAAATATCGTTAATTCTAGTTGTGTTAATATGGCTTATATGGACTTAAGAGCGTTCGACCCCGTAAGTAATGCCAATCACTTTATTGCGACATATAGGACCCTTCCTTTTTTAAAAAATAAAAATATACTACTGTCTCCATTTGGTCCTAATGCATTAGACAATTTTGTAATTACACTCCCTGACAGAATATTTGCACCACTTCCAGCCGGTTCTTGTACTTCCATTGATGTTCTCATTTATATAAACGACAATGTTGATATTAGTAATGGTGTTATGGTCAGTATAAAAACAACGGAAACTACTTTATTGAAAAGAAGTCCTTGGTCAAATACTAATCGTAAAAAGTTTAGAGCATATAGCTATCTATATGATTTAAGTAAATCAGATACAGGTTCATTAGAACCGCCAATACAGCCAACAATAAAGCAATCTCAGGACTGATTAATATTTCTATAAATCGTTCCCATTTATTATTTTCCATTGATTTCACCTCCTGCTCTTAACTTGGCACAAACTACATACCGTAATCACACCGCACTGCCTATCAAATATTTTGTAGGTTTTGCGGTTTGTTACCTCTGCCCCACATTGGTGGCAAACTATTCGCCCGCCTATCAACGCCTTAACCGGATTTAATTCCAGTTCGGGCTTTTTTTGTTTTTTCTTTTTCATTTCATCACCAAATTACATTTAAACTGCTTAAGATTATTTAGAACTTCCAAAAGAGTAAGTTCTAAATAAATTACTCTTTCCTCTAATAATCTAATACGTTTAAGAGTTGAAAGTTGCTCCAGTAACTCTAGCTCTTTTTTATTTGGTGGCATTTACCTCACCCCCTCTTCTCTTTAATCTTCCATGGATAATGAATCAATTTTTAATGCTTTACATATTTTTATTACATTACTTATTTTTGCATCGGCCCCATTCTCAATATCCAATATTGTTTTTCTACTTACACCAGCATTAATCGCCAATTGATACATTGATAATTTTTTCTTTTTTCTATTTTCTTTTACTACCTCAGCAAATTTAATAATAATTCCTCCTAACATAGCGTTTATTTGACTAAACGATATTACAAACGTTAAAATATACATGAGCCCTTGATTAGGCGTATGAAGGAGGTGGCTTCATGTTTTTGGGCCAGTTTTTGAATACGCCTTGTTCCTATCAATAAAAACATTAATAGTTTTACTGACTATCAATGTTTTTATTGGCTAATGCGGAAAGGCGTCTCGTAAGTTTTGGCTGTCCAAACAGCCCTAAGTGATGCGACTCATGAAGAAATAGTTGCTGATAACATCTATGCGTTTAAATTTAGTCGACGGAGGTCAAAAGTTTTGTCGAGAAGCTATACTTCGAAGCTCGGCACAAACTTGCTAAGTTTAAACGATGCAATGAGTTATAGGTAAAAAAGTTGGATAAAAAACTCTCGTATTATCAGTGCGAGAGTTTTTTATTTTATACCCCCCCTTAACTTCACCATTTTTCGACATCATATTCTCCTACATTTATTTGGTGGCATAAACCTCACTCCGTTCATTAAACTTCGCGATTCTCGAAGTTTGTAGGTAAAAAAATTTCATCGATTTTTTTATTAAAAAATTTAGCAATGATAAACATTTCATTTTGCTTAAATTGTGTAACGCCTTTTTCTTTATTTTGATATGTACGAACATCGATATTTAGTAGTTTTGCCATATCTTCTTGAGTAATTTTCTTACTCCGTCTAATTGAGTCTAATAAATATTGCATATTTTAAACCTCCTTCCTTGAACTTCATGATATACGAAGCTTGCATTTATGTCAATATTTTTTTCGTAATTCATGAAATTTAATTCTTGAATGTGAATTATTTTTCGTGTATCATGTAGTTAAAGGAGAATATACTATGGATATTAGAAAATATACTTCAACCAAAATTAAAGAATATCGAAAACAAAGAGGCCTAACACAAAAAGAACTTGGAGATTTAGTAGGTGTAAAACACAATACCATATCAGGCTATGAAAACGGCACTAATGAGCCAGAGCAAGATATATTATTTAAAATTGCCTCAGCATTGCATATAAGTATTAATGAATTATTTCCTGAAACAAAATCATCATTTCAAATAAACAAAAATTTCATTTCTAATAATGGAGTTAATTTTACCAAGCATATAGGCGTTCAAATTCCTATCTTAGGCTCTGTTATCGCTGGTACCCCTATCAGTGCTATCGAAGATATACTAGGCTATGAAGAAATTACCCCTGAACTTGCTTCTACAGGTACATTTTTTTGCTTAAAAGTAAAAGGGAATAGTATGGAGCCTAGATTATTTGAAGATGATATTATCGTTGTTAAACAACAACCTGATATTGAAAGCGGTGACGTCGCTGTAGTACTCGTCAATGGTGATGAAGCAACAGTTAAACAAATAAAAAAAGCCGATAATGGCATTACCCTTATCGGTTATAATGTAGCGGTTTATCCCCCTACCTTTTACAGCAATGAAGACATTATTAATTTACCTGTTACTATTATTGGTAAAGTTATAGAGTTAAGGCGACCTTTTTAAAGGATATGTCTAGAGATTATATTGATTTTGTCGTCAATATAATTGAAAACTTAAAGAAGCGCAAAGGGAAATATATAGCATTTTTTCTAAAATGTTGGAGATAAATTTTTAACTCCTCTATTTTTGTAAAAATGTTGGAGATAAATTTTTAACTCCCCTATTTTCCCGAAAATGTTGGAGGTGCTCATGCAAAACAAACCTTTAAAAACAATCTTTCACATAGATGAAACCCTAGTTGATGAGATTTACAAAAGTAGATTTTATGCTCCTTATACTCAAAAACTAGGAATTTATACAAAAAAAGATTCTCGTGATAATACTTATGAAATGTTCACTTGTATTACCCCTGAAATGATGCTCCGTGAACAACGGATTAATGATTTAATATTAAAATTAGAACGCATTATACATCCAATTCCGCCTATAGCAATTAAGCAATTCTTTACTTCGTGTCTAAGAGATGAAATTAAAGCAACAAACGATATTGAAGGTGTCCATAGTTCAAGAAAAGAGATTGATTATGCATTAGAGCAACAACAACATCCAGAAGAAAAGAAAAATACACGCCTCTGGGGAATTGTTAATAAATACCAAAAACTCATTACTAATGAAAACATCTCTTTTAAAACATGTGAAGATTTAAGAATATTCTATGATGATTTTGCCTTAGATGAAGTTGTGAATGATGATCCTAAAAATATACCAGATGGAAAATATTTTCGAAAAGATAGTGTATCTGTAAATGATGGATTTAAAGATATCCACACAGGCTTATCTCCAGAAGATAAAATCATTTCTACCATGACTATTGCTTTAAACATATTAAATGATATTAATACGCCATTACTGACTAGGATAAGTATTTTCCATTATCTTTTTGGCTATATACACCCATTCTATGATGGTAATGGTCGTACATCCAGATTTATAACTTCTTATTATTTAGCCCATAATAAAAATCCACTGTTGGCAATTAGATTATCTGTAACAATTAAAAGAGCCAAACGCTTTTACTATAAATTATTTGAGGATGCCAACCAACCATTAAATAGAGGTGAATTAACCTACTTTATATTGGGCTTTTTGGCTATATTTGAAAAATCACTAACAGAAACTATAGAAATACTTGAAAAAAAAGCTAATGATTTTAATATTTATCAAAAAATACTCTTCTCAAGCGATTTGAAAAAACCAGATAAAAAAATATACAACGTACTACTACAAGCAGCTTTATTTTCTGATAATTTAGGTGCCACTGTAAAAGAAATTGCAGAAACTATTGATCAACATGAAAACACAGTTCAAAGAAATCTTCAACGAATGCAAGAAGAAACTAATTATGTACTCGTTCACCGTAACCAAAGGGCTTACAGATATGAGTTAAATTTAAACAATTTTTCAATTGCTCATCATGCTGATTTAGAAGATTTAAAAGAACTTGAAGAATTAATATCTAAACATAAATAAAAAAATCCCCCACCCTGCGGCAACAGGATGAGGAAATAAGCTTATTATATCGCCTAGAAAGCAACAAAAAAATAATAACTGAAATAGTTTGTTCAAATTATAGAAATAAGAAAAAGACCTTTGAGATATTGC